TTATCTACAAGTTACAAAGATGTAGATAAACCAAGAACTTTTGATACAGTATTAAATCAATCCCTTACATCTGATTTTGGTAACTATGTCTTTATGACAAACCAACATCAAGCACCTAGTTTATATGAAACTATAGAACTTAGGGATACTGCAACTTCAACACCAGGCACACCTGCAGGTACTATTATAGGTTTAGCAAGATCTCTTAATTTCTATCATGAATCGGGAGCATTCAATACTCAAGCAACAATCTATAAAACATATCTTTCAGATACACAACTATTCACCAAGATTACTCTCACAGGTAGTGGAACTTGGACAAATGGTAGAAAGGTATATGGTGTAACATCAGGTGCTACAGGGTTCTGTAGATCTGGTTCTGGTACTACTGGATATCTTTACCAGACTAATGGTACTTTTGTTGCAGGAGAAGACTTAAAGGTCAATAATGCGGGTGGTGCTGCTCAGGGTACTATTGCAGCAGGTGGAGTTAAAGTTTATAGTTTTGCTGATGTAAAATCATATGCATTCTCAAGTGGTGGTGGTACTGCTGATTCTGTACTAGATGTCAAGGTAGCATTACCTGGTTCAGGTCCTATTCTATCAGGTCACTCTGGAGGATCTGCAACTGTCACATCTACACTGTCTAACTTTAATACCCAGTTAAAAGTTGGAGACATAGTAGAGTTCTCAAACAATGGTGCATCTCATAGGGCAACTGTTACAGCTGTAACTGATGCGTATAACTTCAACATTACTCGTTTAGGTTCTACTACACTTACTAATGGTGCTATTACCAGTGCAGTAATTAGAACACGTCCAGAAATTAAAGAAGCAACTAAGAAGAAACTAATAACACCGCTTGGATTTAATGCATTAAAGAATACTGACAATGCTGGTAATCAAAATCCTGCAGGTTATTTCAGGGTTGCTGTAACAGGTGTATCTGTAAGTAGTGGATCTGCTACAGTTGACGTTGGATCAGGTCTATTAATCAAAAATGCAGATGATGGTGATGATTTTGTCGTTAGTGTAACATCTGGTACAGGTGATGGTGATATATTAAAAGAAGGTGACTTTACTACAGGTAGTCCATCTGTTAATACACAGTCTGTTGCTTTAGGTGGTTTATGTGGCGGTGGTTCTGGTACTATTGACGTTATCGTCACAGTATACAGTTCTAATAGATCTGCTAAGTCTAAGACCACTGAGAAGATGAAAATTCTCAAACTTGACAAGACAACTGTATCTGGTAGTCCAAATGGTCTAACAACTGCTACCACTGGTAATGGATATAGAGTAGATGATGAACGTATCTCTCTAGGTACTGGTGATGTATTTAAAATTAAAGGTATATTTGAATCTGAAAATGCTTTAGATCCAGTTCTTCCACAATTCCAATACACTAACCTATTAGGTAGTTTAACTGTTGATGATGTCATTACAGGGGACACCTCAGGGTCTAGAGGAAGAATTATATCAACTACAAGCAATATTGTTTACTTCATCCCAGTAGAAGATGATGTCTTTACTGATGGTGAAACTATAACTGGACCTAATGCTACTTTAAAAATTGTCACAGGTACTAACAATAAAGGTTCAATTAATGTAACTGAGAACTTTGATCTCGATGATGGACAAAGAGATCAGTATTATGATTATTCAACTCTTGTAAGAAAAGCTGGTTATACAGCACCAACACATAGATTATATGTTATTGTTGATCGTTTCCTTACTACATCAGGAGTTAATCCATATACAGTAGATTCATATCCAACATCTGAATATAAAATTATACCAAAATTTGATGATGAGGAACTTAGAGATGTTATTGACTTTAGACCAATAGTTGCTGAAGGACTATCTGGTGCTGGTTCTGTTGCTTCTCCATGGACATTAAGTGCTACTAAGTATCTTGATTATGACAATAGATCATTTACTGGTAATTTAACTGGGTTACCTGGTGTAGGAGATACAACTATTCTTAGTCTACAGCACTATCTCGGTAGGGTTGATAAGGTCTTTATGAACAAGGATAATATTGTTCAGGTAGTTAAGGGTGCTCCTGCTACAAATCCTGCTGCTCCCGATGACATTGATGATGCTATGTTATTAGCTACATTGACATATAAACCATATGTGTTTAATGTTGATAATGATATTAGTATAGAAGAGACAAACTTTAAAAGATTTACTTTCCGTGACATTGCAGTATTAGAGAATAGAATCAAAACACTTGAATACTATACCCAACTTTCACTACTTGAGGGTGAAACAGCAAGCATGGAAGTTAGAGATGCTAGTGGTCTTAGTAGATATAAGAATGGTTTTATAGTAGATAACTTTGCAAGTCTTGCTACTGCTGATACCTTACATCCTGATTATAGAGTATCTACTGACTTTGAAGAAGGTCAGATGAGACCTGCTCATTATACAACTCAAGTTCCATTAACCTATGGTACAAGTAGTGCAAATGTACAACAGACTGATGATATAATTACACTTCCATATTCATCTACAGTTCTTATAGATCAACCATATGCTTCTGCTGTGGAGAATGTTAACCCATTCAACGTCTTTACTTATGTTGGTGATATTGAATTATATCCTGAAAATGATAATTGGGTAGATACTAAATCACTTAGTCCTCTTAAGGGACCTACTGTTGAAGGTAACTTCATGACAACAGTTAGAGAATATAATGCAGATCAGAATGGTTTCTCACCTATTCATTGGAACTCATGGAAGACCACATGGACAGGAACTAGTACAACTACTGATACAGGTGCTTGGAGAAGACAGAATAAGAGAAGAAGAGATAGAACTATCACTACGACAGTTACTACAACTACTAAACAAACCAGAACTGGTATTAGATATAGAGTTACTCCTGTGATTGAACAGAAATCTCTTGGTAGTAAAGTTGTATCAGTTGAGCATATTCAATTCATGCGTTCTAGGAACATTGAGTTTGTATGTCAGAAACTAAAACCAAGAACTAAGTTCTTTGCATTCTTTGATGGTATTACACTTCCTAAGAAACTGGTTACACCTAAGATAATGGGATTGGTTAAGGATCCATCTACTGACACACAGACAAACAGTATCCCATTCCAAATTGGTGAAACTATTCACGTTAAAAAAGGAAATGGTAAATTTAGGTTTAAGGGAAGAGTTGCAGCTCCTAATGAAGGGTTCCAAATTAATCCACTAGACGGTACAGATATTACATCTATTAGTGATTATAAGTCAAACTTATCGTTTATTAATATTGACACTAAATCTCTTGCTGACCAAGCAAAGGGAACATATTATGGTTCTCCTAAGATCAATGACTACATTGTCGGAGAAACTTCAGGTGCTATAGCAAAGGTCAATAACAAAGATCTAGTTACCGATAAGAAAGGTAAACTTACAGGATCATTCTTTATTGATCAACCAAGTGTTGAAGGCAATCAAAAATTTAAGACTGGTACTAAGTTATTCAGATTGAGTGACTCAGATAGTGATAGTAAGGTAGTTGGTATCTCAGATTCTAATGGTGAAGCAGAATTTAGTTCGTCAGGTCTATTGGAGACAACTCAAGAGACTATTATATCTGTAAGAAATGCTAAGGTGACATCTGAGGATATGAAGGATGCCAGAACCTTGACTAGTGCAAGTGTAAGTACAGAAGAAGAGACTAGATGGTGTGATCCACTAGCACAGACATTCCTTGTTGAGGATTCAACTTTAGAGGGTGGAGTATTCTTAACTCAAATTGATTTATTCTTCTTTACTAAGGATGCTGAAATTCCTGTTGCTATGGATATTAGAACTGTTGAGAATGGAACTCCAACACAGGATATTTTACCTTTATCTAAGGTAGTTAAAGATCCTGATGATGTATTTACATCTACAGATGCTTCCAAACCAACCACGTTTACATTTAAAGCACCTGTATTTTTACCATTCAGAAAAGAACATGCTATCGTTCTTACATCTGATTCTAACCAATATAAAGTATTCATATCGTTACTTGGTAAAGATGCTATTGATGCTGCACATACAGGTGAAAAAATATCTGAGCAACCATATATCGGTGTCTTATTTAAGTCTCAAAACGCTTCTACTTGGACTCCTACTCAATATGAAGATCTTATGTTTAAGATCTATAGGGCAGAATTTACACTTCCTACCACAGCAGCAAATAGTACACTTGTACTAGAAAATGCACAACTTGGCGAATCAAACGGTGGGTTCTTAAATTTAAGAAGTAATCCATTCCAAACTACATCTGGTAGTGATCAAATAAGAGTATTTCATAGTAATCATGGTCAACAGTCTGGTCTCAACTATGTTGAGGTTAGTGGAGCAACGTCTGAAGTTGCAGATACTGCAGTTAATATGGCAGCAGGTTTGACCACAACAGGTCTTTCATTGACTGTTGATGATGCTTCTCAGTTCCATACAACAATAGGTGGATCTGCTGTAAGTAGCAGTAACCTTGGTTTCCTCAGAATACTTGGTACACAAGAAGATGGTAGTGGGGATGAGATTATTGCCTATGAGGGTATTAGTGGTAATGTCATCACACTCAACTCTGCGGGTAGAAACTATTCAGGTACTTCAGGATCTGGAACTGGATTATCACATTCAGATGATGCTATAGTACAGTGCTATAACCTTGCAGGTATACCATTAACCTTAGTCAATACAACTCATAATAGTTCAACAGGTGGAGTTGTCTCTATTAATAGTCCACATTCATACAACTTGAAGATTACTGGCAAAAATGCTGGTAAGAGTATTAATTGTGGTGGACCTAACGTAACCATTTCTCAGAACGTTCCATGGGATGTTCTTACACCACAGATTCAAAGTCAGGTAGAACCTAGAACTAGTATTATTTCTAGAGTTAAGGGTACAAGCGGAACCTCTTGTGGTCCTTACCCATCTGGCGAGAGTGCTGAAACTTCATTTGTTAAAGACACTGCATGGCAAGATATAACTATTGCTGAGGAAAATTACTTCCCAGACACTAAGATAGTTGCTAACCAGTTAAATGAAATTAATAGAATGAGTAGTGCTAAGTCATTTACTATGGAAATAAATCTTGGTTCAGAGGTATCTCATTTATCTCCTGTAATTGATTTGACTCAGTGTGCGATCATTACAACAGCGAATCAATACAACAATATTGAACCTACTGCTGGTATTGGTGGAGAATGTGCTGCTAACTACATTACTAAGGTAGCAAGACTAGAGAAGAGTGCTAGTGGTATTAAGGTTATGCTTTCTTCTAATACATTTAATCAATCTAAGATTGTAGTGATGTATAAGTTAGTTCCAGTTGGTTATGCTGGTAACCTTGATGATCTACCATTCCAGTTCTTTAACACTGATGGTAAACCAGATAGCGGTGAATTAGTTCCTCAAAATGATTTAACCACATTTACTGATTATGAATTTAGTGTAGAGGATACCGATGACTTTGATGCATTCCAGATTAAGATAAGTCTTCTAAGTTGGAGGCAACCATACATACCTAGAGTAAAAGACTTTAGAGCAATAGCGTTGGCATAATGGAAAAAGATGTAATTGAACTGATACCTGTCGAAGGGCATACCCAACTCGGTAGGGATCCACATTCCAATGCAATTTTGAATACTGATGTAAGTGCATATGAGGCTTACAAGAAAGCTCGAAGGGAAGCAAAGAGAAAAGATGCAGAAATGTCTACTTTAAAAGATGAAGTAGCAGAACTTAAAGCACTCGTTCAAACTTTGGTTCATAAAGAGGATAAATAGGTTTAAGCTAAATAATATAGGAAATTCTTTAGAGAATGGCTAGTGCTGTATCCAACCTACTAATATATCAAGGATCTGATTTTATTATCGACTTCACTATTGAAAACGATAATGGAACAGTATTTAACCTAACGGGATATTCAGTAGCGTGTAAGATAAAAAAACATTATACAAGTAGTTCGTCTCAGACTGTAACTGCTGCAATTCTATCACCTGCTACTGCGGGTCAGATTCAATTATCTCTAACTAATGGACAAACGACCACAATGAAGTCAGGTCGTTATGTATATGATGTAGTAATTACTTCGACCTCTGGTATTAAATCCAGAGTACTAGAAGGTTCTGTCAGCGTACTTGAGGGGGTAACTGTCTAATGGCAAGACTAAGATTTGGGGATCAAGCGGTTCCAAGAGTAACACGAGTCGCCACGGGAGGTGGTGGGGGTACTATCGGAGGAATGTCCGATGTAGACCTTACTGATACTTCGCAAGGTGGTATTGCCGATGGAGCATTACTCATATATGACGCTTCTAACACAAAATTTGTGCCAACAAACGTATTAAACAACATCACTATCAACGGGGGTAGCTTCTGATGGCATCGTCAATCCTAATTAAAAGGAGTACTGGGGCAACAGCACCAGGAACCATAACTTACGGTGAATTAGCCGTAACTATTGGTGGTAACGGAACACAAGCAAACGCGGATGACCGACTGTTTGTTGGTGATAATAACGGTGCTGCCCAAATAGTTGGTGGTAAGTATTTCACTGACATGCTTGATCATGTTGCAGGTACTCTTACTGCTAGTTCTGCAGTTGTTGTAGATAGCAACTCAAAGATAGATAACTGGAATGTAGATGATATAAACTTAAATGGTAGCACCATAACAACTGGTACAGCAGACACTGACCTAGTGATTGCTGCTAATGGTACTGGTAAGGTCGTTATACAAGACGGTCAAGAATTAGAATTTGGTACTACTGGAGATGTAGAATTAGTCTACAATGATTCTGACAGTGTTCTAGACATCAAACGTGCTGCAGGTACCCCCGACTTGCGTATCGCTGATGATATGAAGATCACCTTCGGTACTAACAAAGATGGTTCTATTCGTTATGATGAGACAACTCTAGATAAAGTTAGAGTTGAAGGTGCTGATTGGGAGTATGACAATGGAGTAGCACTCAAAATAGCAGACACAACTGCTTCTACTAACTCAACATCTGGTGCATTCCAAGTTGTTGGTGGTGTAGGTATTGGAGGAAAGGCATCTGTTGCTGAACTTCTAGTAGAAAATGATGCTACTATTGGTGATGCAAATACAGATAACTTAACTGTTAACTCCACAACTATTTTCCAGAATGGTGTTACCTTTAATGGTCAAACTAACATCTCTGGTAATACAGCTCAGACTGGTCAAATTGAGATTGATAACCTTAGATTAGATGGTAATACACTATCTACTATCAACTCTATTCAAGAATTGATACTTGACCCTGATCCTGCAGGTGGAGATGCATCAGGTTTGGTTATTATTAAAGGTGACCTCCAAATTGATGGTACGACAACAACAGTTAACTCGGCAAACATGTCAGTTAATGATCCTACCATTGAACTTGCTGATCCTACTGTAGTCTTAACTATTAATACTAGTGCTACTTCTGGTGCCACTTCTATAATTGTTGACAAGATAGACGGTCTAACTGTTGGTGACGCAGTATCTGGAACTGGTATTGCAGGTAGCACAACTATCGCTACAATCACTACTGGTACAAAAACCTTAGCATTAAACAATGCAATCACACAAAACATTGATGCTGGCAGTACAATAACTGTTGTACGTGGTGCCAATGATGCCCTAGATAGAGGTGTTAAGGTACACTATCACACAGGCAGTGCTGCTCAATTTGGTTTCTTTGGATACGACCGCACAGGTGGTGCCGATGGAGCTGGTGCTTGGACATTCATTGAGAATGCTACAGACACTGGTACAGTCTTTGGTGTAACAGGTAACCGTGGTACAGTTGTGCTTGGTGACCTAGAACTAGATACTGACCTTGAAGTACAATATGGTGGTACAGGAGTTTCATCCTTTACCCAGTATGGTATTCCTTATGGTGATGGTAGTTCTGCAATGCAAGTTACTGCTGCTGCTAATATAGCATCTCCTGGTACAGGTGCTGATGCTACAACATCTTATCAAATACTTACCGTTACCTCTGGTGGTGTGCCCGTATGGACAAACACGATCGACGGGGGGACGTTTTAGAATCATTATGAACTATGACTGGAATGAATGTACAAATTGTTATTGCAACATTACAGAAAAAAATTTCTGATTTGACGCTGACGAATGTAATGCTGGAAGCTAAAATATCCGATTTACAAAGTCAGTTAAATAGTATAACAGAACAACAAACTGAGAATGCTTTAAATGGCAGCCGAACCGACGAGAATCAAACTAAAGAGATCGACGACAGCGACAGTAGTACCGACGACTTCTAACATCACCAATGGTGAAGTCGCTCTTAATATTGCTGATAGAAAACTTTATGTAAACAATGCTGGCACGATTGTTGAGATTGCTAACCAAAAACCCAATACGGGTGAGGTTACAACCTCAATGTTTGCTACGGACATCACTGATGGTCCTGGCAATGTTTGGTATGTCGCAAAAAATGGTGCTGATACAACTACATTAGGAAATGGTGGAGCTGGTGGTAAGCATCAGGATACTGCATTTTTAACTGTTGCTAAAGCGTTGTCTGTTGCTCAGTCTGGAGATCAAATCCAGATAGCACCTGGTACTTATCAGGAAACTGCTCCTTTAACAATACCAGATAATGTTAGTATTAAAGGATCTGATCAAAGAACAACAATAGTAGAAAATACAGCAGCTTCAGAAGATCAACATCTGTTGGTGATGGAAGGTGATACTAGAATCTCTGACTTACAATTGAGAGGGTGGAAGTCACCGAAATACGGAATTACGGTAGCAAGCAATACAAATAACACTCAAGTTCCTGTTGTTGAGAGATGTACTTTCTTCCCAAAAGGAAGTCCTGTCAATGCAGGTGATCCTTATGGATACGATGCCACTGGAACTAATAAAGCAGGTGGTGGTGCATACTTAGATGGTGCACTTTGGAGTGCTTCTACAGGAACACTTGGATTTGTCTTTAACGAATGTACCTTTATTACACCTAACAATATAGGTGTTACTGCTACTAATGGAATGAGAGTTGAAATGGCTGATTGCTATTTCTATTTCAATAGTAACAGCATCAAAACTCTTGAAGGGGCGACTGGTATATATGGTACTGGTAAAGCACGTTTAAAATTAAATGGTGTTTCGGGTACTTTTGCAGCTGCCGAAATAATATATCAACTAGAAGATACCTTTAAATCTGGTACATATGCTAGAACAGGAACCACTGTTACAGTCACGAATACCAACCACGGACTGACAACTGCTGATGTCATATATGCAGACGCTATTACTGGTAGTGTAACTGATAACTATTACGCAGTTACTGTAGTAGACGCTAACAGTTTTACATTTGCTGATGCTGCATCAGGATCAACTACAGGTAACGTAACTTATAAGAAAGCAGAAGCATATGGCACCATAGATTCTAATGATGGTACATATGTTTTCCTTAACGGTAAAGGAACAGGACTATTTTCTACAGGAGTTGCAACACCTGTAGCAGCAGTTACTAATGGTGACGCTCAGATAGATACTGCTCAAAAGAAATTTGGATCAGCATCACTATTACTTGATGGTACTGGTGACTATCTTAATGTACCAACAGACGGAGATCTTGGTCTAGGTACTACCAACTTCTGTATAGAAGCATTCATACGTCCTTCCAGTGTGTCTGGAACTCAAACTATTATAGATCTAAGAAGTGGATCTACAACTGACACTGCACCTGTTCTCTATCTAAATGGCACTGCTCTACATTATGGTGTAGGAAATACATCTCAAGCAAATGGTGGAACTCTATCAACTGGTACATGGTATCATGTTGCTGTTGCTAGAAGTGGTGGTAGTACAAAATTATTCCTTGATGGAACCCAAGTAGGTTCTACTTATACAGATGGTAATGACTATGGTTCTACAAAACCGTTAATTATTGGTGGAGATTATAACTCTGGTGCAAATGGATTTGCAGGTCATATTGATGAAGTAAGAATTAGTAAAGGTGCAGGTCGTTTTACTGGTAACTTTACACCAACAACAGGTGAGTATTCATCTGATCTTAACACTGTAGTATTATATCATTTCAATGGCGACGATGCTACTACAGCTACAACTAATAGTGGTAAAGGAATTAAAGATATTCGTTCTAATGGTGGAGACTCAGCAAGTTCTGTTGCCACTGCTGACTATTCGCAGTTTGGTGCTGAGGTACATGCATCAGGATGTTCAAGTGTATATGGTGTAAAAGGTGTTACTTCTGATGGTAGAGGTACTACAGTAAATCTAACTGGACACAGTTTCCAGTATGTTGGATCTGGTAAAGACTCTACTAATGACCCTGATCTAGCAGTACAAGCAAATGAAGTAGAAGAACTTAATGATGGTAAAGTTTACTACGAATCAGTTGACCAAGAAGGTGATTATAGAATAGGTTCTGCTCTTACTGTTAACCAAAGAACTGGAACAGTTAATTTCACTTCACAGTCTACAACATCAACTGCTGCAAGTATTACCTTATCAGATGCTACTGGTACAACAAACATTTATCCTGCATACGTTCAGACAGGTAATTTAAGACTTTCTGGTAATACTTTAAGTTCTACTTCTGGTGCTGTTATTATTGACCCTGCATCAAATGAAGATATTACATTAAATGCAGAAATTATCTCTCCAGAAAAACTTTACTTTGATGCCAACAAATATACAAGTATTGATAGTACCGTAGATGGTAGTCTATCATTTAAAGTAGAAGGTAATGAGCAAGCTGGTTTCTCTAGTTACGGTCTCTTCTCTAACAAAAACCTTACAGTATTCAGTTTAGGAATTGCTACTGTAAATATTGTTTCTGAAGGAAGTAATTATGCAGGTTTTGAACAACAGTTTACTGCAGTTAGTAACCCAACTAATGTTGCTACAGCAACTGCTTCACTCGTATCTGGGGGTACTTTAAACAGTGTTACAATAACTAATCCAGGTTCAGGATATACTTCTCCTCCTGATGTTGTAATTGCAGCACCTGGTGGTAGTGGTACACAAGCAACTGCAACTACAACTCTTAAAACCAATGCAGGTAAAGTTGTAGCGATGACAATCGGTACTCCTGGTACTGGATATGTTAGTCCAACACTTTCTATTGCTGCACCTAACACTAACTCATTTGATATTATAAGTGCTGTTAATAGTGCAACTGATGCTATTAGTCTAGCATCTCATCCATTCCTTGTGGGTGATGAAGTAGTTTATGATAATGGTGGTGGATCAATCAATATTGGTTTAACAAGTGGAACTACTTATTTTGTTGTTGCTGTCACTACTGACACAATTAAATTAGGTGCAACATCAGGTGGAGCAGTAATCAACCTAACTGCAGGTGGTTCTTCCGAACTTCATACGATTTCAGGTAAAACAGCGACTGCTACTATTACACAGAGTGGTGGAGTACTACAACCACCAACAATCACGGATGCAGGTAATGGATATAGTTCATCACCCATCGTAACAATTACTGATTCTGGTGGTTCAGATGGTGCTGTTCAAGTAACTCTTGGATATAGAGTTGACACATTTGCATTAGGTGCTGTTGGTAGTGAATATTCTAGCGTTCCATCTGTAACTATTACTCCCACCACAGGTGATACAACTGGTACTGGTCTTGCAGGTACTGCTGTTCTGGGATATGCTCTTGATACAATTACTGTAACAAATCCTGGTAGAGGGTATTCTATTTTACCTACAGTCGTAGTTGAAGGTGGTAATCCAACAACAGATGCACAACTTACTCCTTCATTCAGTAAAAAATCTGGTACTATAACTGGTATTGCTGTTACAGGTGCAGGTGAAGGATATACTACCGCACCAACACTTACTCTACTAGGTGGTGCAGGTTCAGATGCAAAACTAGATTTAAAAGTTTTACCTTTAGCAGGTACTATTACGAATGGTGGATCTGGTTATGTACCAGGTACTTACACTGGAATTTCTCTACTTGGTGGCGGTGTAATTACTCAAACATCTGCGACCCTTACTGTTGTTGGTCTTACAGGTACACTAACTGGTGGTTCTGGATATACACCACAAACATATAGCTCTACACCAATTAGGAATAATCCAACATCGACTATTGCGGTAACTAGTGCTGATAGATCATACATCCCATTTAGATATGCTGATAGTGATGATCAAGCATATGAAGTTTCTACTACTGGTGGATCCAATACTAACTATACATTTACAAGAACATCTTCTGTAGGAACAGCAACTGGAGATGATATTTCTTTTGCTGTTGAGAAGGGAGATAAACTTACATTAACTATGACTGCTACTGCAAACAGTCATCCACTCTGGATTCAGAAAGTAACTGGTGCATATAATGCTAATGAAACACTTGGAACAACTGATGGTGTAGCAAATAATGGTGCTACAACTGGAGATATTGTTTGGGATCTTGCAAATACTGCACCTGGTACTTATTATTATGTTTGTGGAAACCACGCAGCAATGGCTGGAACAATTGTAGTTTCTGCATATAGTGGAGCAACCTTTAGTGTTGGACAAACAGTTACTGGTGGAACAAGTGGTGCTAGTGGTACTATCAGTTTCCTTGGAACAAATTTCTTACGTATCGCAACTGTTACTAGCGGTCCTTTCCAGATCAATGAAACTCTTACTACATCAGCAACAACTGCTACATCTACTTCAGCAGAAACAACTGAATCTGTATTCTTACTTGGTGGTGTTGAATCACCCGCAACAGCATTATTAAGTTATAACTCATATAACTTTGATTTATCTGATGCTAGTATGGATGGTAAAACATTCTCTATTACATCATCTAATCCATCAGCACTTGATTTTTCAACAACTGGTCAAGCAGGAACAGCTGGTGCATTAGCATATCTAGTAGTTAAATCTACATGGGTAGCAGCAGATACTATTCAATATGGTGCTGTACCTCAAACTGGTAATAACTTTGCAATATCCACTGGAGTCGGAAGTCAAGGAGTATATGGATATGGTGCCACAGCAACTATTGTGGTTGCAGATGGTGGGACAGCAATAAGTAGTTGGACGTTTTCTAATCAGGGTACAGGATATAAAGCAACTGATGTAGTAACAGTCGATGTAACTAATGTAGGAAATACTGGATCTGGTGCTTCATTTACCATAAACGCAGACGATCGTTCCGTTTCTTCTGTGACTGGTTTTTCTACAACAGGTGGACCTTACACAGTAGGTGATGTTCTAACTGCAGATGCGACTTTTGATACTGCAGGTAATGGATCTGGTTTCCAATTTACAGTAACTAAAGCAGGTTATCTTGATAGTGTCACTATAGCTGACGCAGGTTTTGGTTTCTTTGCTAATGATACTTTATTATTAATCGACACACCACCATTAAAACTAGTAACTACTGGTACAGCAATTGCAATTCAAGTTGCCACTACCATTGATATTACTCCAATTGAACTTGGGTATGATGGTTCTGCCACATCTCAGTTATGGTCTATTGATAAAGAAGGTAATACAACATTTAAAAATGTAAACAGTGGTGGTTCAATCAGTGTCACAGGTGGTATCACCTCAGGTGGAACCATTAATACCACTGGAGCATTGAGTTCTGCAACTCTTAATGTTCAGACTTCTGCCACAATTTCTGGATTAACTACATCTGGAAACACTGTTATTTCTTCCGCAACAATTGCTTTAGCAGATGGAACTGCAGCTGCACCAACATTTAAACTTGCATCTAATACTCAAACTGGATACTTCAGAGCTGGTGCTAATTCAATTGGATTAACTGTATCAGGTGTACAAAAAGGATTTGTCGGACCTACTGCTACATTACAAACATTAGATTTCCAAGTAGATAGTGATGTTGCTAGTATAAATCCTTTCTTAAAAGTAGATGCTACTAATGAATCAATAACAATTGGTGCTCCAGCAACTCAGATAAAAATTAATAATGATGGATTAATTGAAACTGTTGGTACAGATCTCAATGTTGATCTTAAAGTTTCACCAAAAGGGCAAGGTAACTTTACTATTATTGGTGGAGCAAATCAAGACTTTAATATCTTAGATGCTGCTGGTGGAACTGAGGTATTTAAAATTGATACCGCTACTGGTGACGCTACATTCTCAGGTAATCTTGATGCAGGTCTTTTACGTGTAAGAGATAATGTTATTGCTAATAATAGTACTCTAGCAGTTAAATCCTTTGGTGAAATACTTTCAGTATCAGTTACAGGAACTGGATCTGGATATACAGACGGAACATACACAGCAACAGCAACTACTTCATCTGCAGATGGTACTGGATGTACTGTAACAGTCACAGTAGCGTCTGGAGATTTCTCTGCTGTAACTATTGTTGCGAAAGGTCAGAATTATAGAATTGGCGAAACACTTACGATTACTGCAGCTGGTGGTGGAACTGGAAGAACTATTACTGTTACTGATATAGATGGTACAGGTGTAGTATTAAAACCAGGTGCAGGTAAAGATATTCTTTGTGACACAACTGGATCATTAGTAGTTCCTGCAGGTACTACAAACCAACGTCCAATTGCTGATAACCGCAGAGCAGGTGCTATCAGATATAACACAACTCAATTACAGTTTGAAGGTTATAACGGAAATGATTTTGTTTCTCTTGGTGGTGTTAGAGACGTTGACCAAGATACTTATGTGTTGACCGAATCAGCACCAGGTGCTGACGAAGATACATTTGAGTTCTTTAACACTGGTGTTAACTCATTAAGTATATCTCAAACTAAATTCACACTTAGAACTGCTAAGACATTTGACGTTGCAGGAACTGCAACATTTAATGGTACTGCAGCAGGTGATCCACTTGCAGTTACTTTCTCTGGAGCAAGTATCTTACAGGTTAGATCCAAAAAAGATATTGAAGTTGCTAGTGGTTTCAGACTTAGAGGAGTTCCAGTTCAAGGTTCTATTAATACAATTGGAACCATAACTTCTGTAGCAGGTAATTATGGAACATCACAAACATACAGTGCTGTTGGATCTACTGGTCAGTTTGAAGGTACTGGTGCTACATTTACCGTAACCAGTGATGGTAGTGGAAACATTGCTTCAGTAGTTAAAGTTGCAGGTGGTGTTAATTATGAAGAACAAGAAGTTATTACAATAGCTGGTAATTTGATTGGAGGATCAACACCTACACATGATATATCATTCCCAGTTACTGCAATTACTAATACAGTTGCTGCTAGATCAAGACTTGATATTTTACAACAAGATTTTGTTACTCGATTAGATAGTAAAGAATTTATATCTCTAGATGCTAATGCTGCTCAGGCCGCATGGAAAATCAATAGAGGTTGGAACGGTGGTACAACATCATACTTAACAGTCTTTGATTCTACTGCTGACTTTGTAGAACTCGATGATTGTCGTGTTGAAGGTGGCGAATTAACATCATTCACATCAACTACAACTATCATTCAGTTTGACAAAACAGCATACAAGGGTGCAAAAACTCTTGTTACTATTGAAAGTAATGATGGTAAAGTACATATGCTCGAAGTAACTAGCATATGTTCTGCAGCTGGTACAACAGCACATAATACAGTGACTAACTCAATCACCTCAGATAATGATTTGATGGATGCTACAGTTACTGTAGTTGGTAACAATGTTAGCATCAGTTTAAACAAATCATCTGAAGCAACATCGTCATCAACCTTTACTGGTAGATTCACAACTACTAAAGTCAAGGTATAAATAAACCTGAGGTAATCTAACGTCATGCCAACTAAAAATTTCTCATCAGTCGGAGGATACGCTGTAGGTTCTAAAGAAATTCTTAACACAAGTTACGAACTTAAGAACATATCAGCTATGCATATGACCAGTGACAATTTCACTGATGCAAATCATGATGTTTATATTCTCAAAAGACAGACTGACGCTGCAAATAATACATTGCAGTTGACATTAGATGGTACTACTGCTTTAACAACTAACACACCTGCACTTGCTGCAGATAGAGTTGCTTTTGTAAAAGCAAGAGTATTTGGTCAAGAAACAACAACTAACACTTATGTTTACGCTACTACATTTGATATAGTTGTTACCGTATCAGCAACAGGAGTTCCTTCTGTCGCTGCTTCATATGAAAACATTATTGCTGCGAATCCACCAGGACAAGAGGTTTGGAGTGTTACTCCAGACGCTATTCAAATTGGTGGAAGTCCGTATTTTACTTTTGAAGTTAAATCAGTAACATCCAGTTCCACAGTTAAGTGGATTGGTATTGTAGACATCACACTCGTATCGTAAGGATTGATAAATGAGTCTTAAGTTTAATTCCCAACAACAGAGAATTGAGGCTTCTGGTGTAAAACCCACAGGTGCTTGGACAAACGCAACGTATAGTCGAACAGCTGCAGGAGTTGTTAATATAGTTTCTGTTGCCCATGGTTTCATAGGCAGTGAAAAACTCTATATTGACTTTTTAACTGGCGGTGAGACTGATGGAACTTACACGGTTACGAAAGTAGATGATGATAATTTAAGTTTTAGTAGTTCAAATTTAGGTGTAATCACTGCAGGTAATACTCTTGCATATAAAAAGGTACGTTCTTTACAACTTCAAGGTGATGAATCTATTGAATTAGCTGTAGGTACAGGTGCTAATGAAAAAGATGCTCTAGTTGTAAACCAGAACCAAGCAAATAATATTCGTATAGGTGTCAATACTAATGATCCTCAGTATGAGCTAGACGTTGAAGGACAGATTAGAACAACTCGTTCTATCATTTCTGATACTGCACAGGTCACAAACCTTGATATTACCACAATTATCAACCCTGCACTTGCTCTTCGTGCTCCAAACTTAGTTAACTTTGAAGATACAGATGTAACAAGTCCTACTTTTGGAACCACATTCTTCCCAACTGCTGACACACCTCCCCTAACTGATCAGTCTAGAAGAATAGCAACCACTGATTTTGTATATAAAGTTGCCACTAATGACACTGGTGGTCGTGTTTACGTGTCACAAACTATTGGTAGTGATGATAACGATGGTAGATCTGCTGCAAGACCAGTAAAAACAGTTAAGAAAGGTGCTCAAATTGCATACGGATTGCAGAAGGCAACTCCAGATCCTAGTGATGAGTATGTAACATTGATTGTATCTGGTGGTGAATACTTTGAAGATAACCCAATATCACTTCCTAGAAACTGTTCACTTGTTGGTGACAACTTAAGAAGAGTTATTCTTAGACCTCAGAACCAAGATCGTCATATGGTCAAGGCATCTAATGAAACATACATCTTCGGTGTTGTATTCAGAGATGCACTACAAAACCCATCAGACCCACAGAGTACTGTAATTCATACTTGGAAGTATGCATTCGTATTTGACGATAAACAAAGACTTTACTACGAACCAGAATTAGGACAAATTCCATCAATACCTGGTGATAAATTCCGTGGTGATAACATATTCAAAGTTACATTTACCAACCACACAGGTAGCAATACAACTCTACAAACTGGTTATTTTGTACAAGGTGGATCTTCAGGTACACTGGGTACAATTCAAACTATTAATTTCACAGGTCCTACTGCGTCTCCATACTCCACTGGTAGTGTTGAGATACTTATTACCTCAGGTGTTAATGATGTCTTCCAAGACGCTGAGAAGGTGTTCTATGACGCTGTAGCAGCGAACATTGTCACTGACCTTAATAACAGTCCTTCTGACAGATTTGACGTTTCTGATGCTGAATCATTAAGACCAGAATTAGAAACAATATCTAACCAAATTTATCAGCATACTATTAATGCTGAGAGAGAAACAATTGCTTTTGCTGCTGATGCTACTAAAGTCAATACAACTACTGATACTATTACAATTACTGCTCACACCCTTAATACAGGAGATCAGGTTTATTATCAGAAAGATGAGAACACTACAGCATTAGGTGGTTTAATAGACACTAGTGTTTATTACGTAAGAAAAATTGATGCCAATTCTATTCAACTTTTTGATAATTGGACAAACGCTACTACAACTACTTCAACAACAGGTAGAAAAGATATAACAGGAGTATCTGCAGATACTTCACTTCACAGGTTTACTACTGGTAATATTATGCCAGAGAGTAACAATATCTTTATTGATACTCATGGATTTGCAACTGGAGATGGAGTAATATATCGTTCAAGTAAGATGGGTGGAATCACTGGTCTTGCTGCTGATACAACTTACTATGTTTATAAAGAAAATAATAACTGGATAAGACTTGCAGCATCTGCTGCTGACGCTGTACAGAAAGCTGCTGATGGTGTTACTGATAATCCTGTAACTCTTAGTATCACTACACCTGGATTTGGATATCATAGATTTGATGTTGCGGATAAATTATTATCTGTAACAACTCTAGACACCTCACTTGCAACTCAAGCGGCTTATAGTGGTCCTATTATTAATACGACTACAACTGGGTTCCATGACTATGAAGTTGGTCAAGAAATTATCCTTTATGGATTCCAAAGTTCTGCAATTAATTTTGGTGCTTCTACTAATACTTCTTGGTCTTTAGCTAGTGGTAAAGTTACGGTTACTGTAAGTACTGCAGACAATACTTTAACAAGTGCATTATTCAGCAACTGGTTAACTCTTGGGGAATGTGGTGTAAAGTTTAACTTTAGTGGATCTGGATCGGAAGCATTAAGTAAGACATATCATATTGCTAATTTCTCACTAGGAAGTGGAACTCCAACACTACCAACTAATACTGCATTGGGTATGGGTTATGGTAGATATAATAGTTCAAACACTACTATTACTTTTGTACTTAAAGTAGCAGATATTCAATCTACAACAAACACTGCAACTGCAACAGGATCAACTGTTAGTATCTTAGATAATACTTCAGATCTAAATGGACGTAAGTATATTACTCATCGTATTGAACGTGCTGATGGTTATTCTACTCAGTTTGTAGTTAGAGGTGAGTTTAGTAATGTTAGTGCTACTTTAAATCCAACTGGTAACCAATCAGTTATTGCTTCTAACAACTACGTGTTAGCATCATTAAGGAACTCTCCTTATGGATTTACCAAAATCTCTCAGACAGATCGTTACAGAGATGGTGCTGAATCAATTAGAAACAACCAAGAATTTATTGCAGAAGAAGCATACGGATATGTTAAGTCTCATCATGAAAATTCTGCCACTAGATCTAGTAACTTAGTAATTGGACCTACGACATTCAATGCTTTAACAGAAGTAATTACTACACCAATTAGTTCATGGAGTTTTGGTGCTGGTAAACTTACAGTTAAAGTTAATACTGGACATAATATTCAACCAGGATTTAGAAACCATGTTCACCAATATACTGGTGGCACAGTAACTAACGCTATTACAATTACAGCTGGTAGTGTTCAGAAAGATGTAACCTCAGCAACTTATGATGCTGTTACAGGTGAAATGGTGATGACAATTGGGTCTCACTCATTTACAACTGCTGATACTGTAACTATTGGTGCTGGTAAATTAGCATTTAAGTGTAGTAGAGATAATTACTCAACAAGTCATTCATATCCAAGATCAACAGATCCCGCATACAATACTGCGATTGCAATTACTTCTGTAAGTCCAACAACAATCACAGCAAACGTTGGTGTTTCTGCTGGTGTTGTAATTGCAGGTAGTAGCACAGCAGGAATTAATGGAACATGGGCTATTGATGATGTTGTTGATAATAGAATTTTTGTTCTTAATATTGGTATTAATTCTATCGGAAGTGCTACTGGAACAGACGGTACTTTTGAAGATATAAGAAAACCATTTAGAACTCCAAATAGTTTCCCATATAATAATAAACAAGCTGATGCTGCTGATGCACTTGCTGCAAATGCTGAAATGATTGCTGAGGTAGCAGTTAAGAGAATGCTTGCTGCAAACCCATCATACACTGTAACAGGTGGCACACAGAACTGTACTGACGATATTAAAGATTTTCTTGAAAAATCTATTTACCACAACTTAAAATGGGGTGGTAATGATAGAGTATATGATGCTGCTAATTACTTCATTACACAGGTAGTTACAAGTAATCAAAGTAAGTATGTAGAAGCCTTTAACTATGCAAAAGGTTATGCTGCAAAAGTTATACGTAACTTACCAATTCTTAGAGATCCACATAGCACTCACCCTCAACATTATGAATTAACAACTTTAGATAATGTTATTAATAATAGTGTTGCTGATGCTGCCAATTTACTTAATGCAAACAATAAATTTATTGCAGCAGAAGCAGTAGAACGTTATATCTCTAGTTTGACTGATGTTCCTATTGAAACTGTAGCGGGTAATGACATTACAATCAATGCATTAAACGGTACAACACCAACAAATACATCTACACATACTTTCCAAGGAACCTCAACATATCAATTCCAACCAACTGGAGGTGCATATAATCCTATTACTGGATATATGGATTTGACTATTGCAGCTCATCCATTTGTTGATGGAGATAGAGTTAAATTTGCTGCAGAATCAATCAAGTTTACATGTGCACAAGATAGTGGTGCATCTATTCAATCATATCCTCGTGTTACTGATCCATGGTATAACAAATGGATTGGTGTTCAGGTATTAGATGCTAATCAAATTCGTGTTCAGGTAGGAGTATCTTCTAACATAACTGCACATACATGGTCTAGTGCTAATGCTAATGCAGTTGAAAGAGCAGTGGTTTATAATGATGTTGGATTTACACAGCACACAGTAACTGGAGCAGCATACGAACCTGCTACTGGAGTATTAACAGTAACTATTAATAATCATGGATTTACTGCAGGTGAAAAAATTCAGATTGCAGTCAATTCATTGACCTTTAGATGTGATATGGATGATCAATTCTCATTGCATCCATATCCAAGATCAACTGATCCAATAGCTAATAATTGGTTAACTGTAGGCAACATTACTAATAATACATTTACTGTAAACGTTGGTACTACATTACCAGTAACTTACACTCCTTCAGGTGCAACTTACGATCCTACTACAGGATTGATGGAATTGACTATTGGTAATCATACAATTACTGCTAATACATCAATTAAACTTACACAAGGTGCAATCACATTTAAGTGTGATGAGGATAGTCAAGCAACACAACATGCATATCCTCGTGCAACTATTGACACCCATACTGCAACCACTGGTACAACATATAACCCAACAACGGGTATTATGAATGTTACCACAACTTCTGCTCATGGAATGAGAACTGGAGATTGGGTTAAGTTTGATAATGATAGTATAACATTCAGTTGTGCTTACGGTGGTACACCAACTAATAAAACATATCCACGTTCTACTGATTTTATTGCTGGCAAATGGCAAAAAGTAACTCTTGTAGACGCAACAAACTTTACATTACAAGTTTTAGAAACTCAACCTTCTACAAATACTGATACTCATACATTTGTATCTGCAGTCACCAATGGCATTAAACAAAAACGTGATAGGTCATATGATACTGCTGTTACAGTAACTGCAGTAAGTGGTACTACTATTACACTTGATGTTGGTAAGTCATCTAACACAACAACACACGTATTTGATTCTGCTCTTAATAACTCAGTTACACAGGGTGGTAACTATGCACACGTATTTGCATCTGCTAATACTAACGGTGTTAAGAGAGCAACTGCATCTACTATTAATAATTATCTTCCTTCTGCAGGTTCTTACAATGCAACTTCAGGTGCATTGACAATGACCATTGGGGCAAATACATTTACTGCACCAACAACACATACTCCAACTGGAGCAACATTTAATCCAACATCGGGTTTAATGACAATCACCATTGCTAACCATGGTTTCTCAACAGGAGATAAAATTAAGTTAGCAACAAGTGCAATTACATTCAATAACGGTGCTCTTCCAGGTGCAAGTGATGCATCGGATAATAAGTGGTTACCAATTGCGAACGTAACTACAAACACATTTGATATTTTATTTGGTGCTAAAACTCCGACATCTGCTTGGACATTCTCATCTGCTACTGCTGATAGTCTTAGTTACGCAACTTCTACAATCAAGATTGCTAGAGAATCATTACAGTTAAGTTGTACATATGGTGACCAAAGCACTAAGGCATATCCTAGATCAACTGATCCGATCAATGATCCTGGTTTCACAATTCCTGGTCATAATGATAATTGTAAGGATGATGCTTCTGATGTATTAAGAGCTGTTGCATACAACGTTGCTCATGGTGGTAATGATGCAGTTTATGATCATGCAGGTTACTTTGTTGGCACTACTCATGTAGATGGTGAGGAATTCCAAGCAAGAGCAGTATTCGAGGTAGCAAGTGGTATTGCTCAACAGGTTTGTGCTAATGAAACTGTTAACATAAGAGGTTGGCATGGATTAGAACAATCTAAAGATTTAACAATTACAGTAGATCCTGGTGGATGTGCTACTGTCAAATCAACAATTGATACTTTATTCTCTATAGTTGAAGTAGCAATAGGAACTGACAGTCTTGCTCACGCTACAGATACAACTGCAACCAATCCAACATGTGCCAACGTCGTTTCTGCAATTGATACCCTCTTTACTATTGTAACTAATGCATTAGGTACTGATGGTTCATACGGAAACTTAAGTGCTGTAACAAGAACTGTATCTGAGGGAGATCAACAATGTCTTGATGATATTCTTCATATCGTTAGAGCATTCCAATACGACTTACGTTATGGTGGTAACTCTAAGATTGTAGAAGCTGCAAACTTATACATCTCTAGTGGTGCTATAGCACATATAACAGAAGAAGTAGAATACTCTCGTGCAGTATATGCATACGCTAAAGAGTTATGTATTAAAGCAATTAGAAACGATTTAGAAGCAGGTTTCTTCTCACAGATTACTCCATTTTCTAATGGTTCTATTACTGTAGATCCATCTGCACCTGAGTGTGCTAATGTAGTATCTGCATTAACTACAAATTGGGGTATATTAGATAACGTTCTTTCTAGTGCATCTCTATACAGTGGAACAACAACAAATCCAGATCCACTTGTTACTGAACAAGATGCTGCTAAGTATACGTTCCCACTAGTAAATATTTTCTTAGATTTGCCTGTTATCGAGGCATCACCTTACATCCAGAACTCATCCCTAATCTCCTTCTTGGGTGGATCAGGTTGTGATATTGACGGTGCTAAAGTTGCTACACCTAACGTACCTAGACCTGGTTTAAAACTGAATGCACAAGGTAATTCAGTTGCACAGTTTGACCCACAAGGTAAGTCAATGGTTGCAAACGCATTCACCATTATATGTTTTGGTGGTACTGCGTATAACGTTACTAACGATGGTTACACTCAGTTGGTTTCTGTGTTCGCTATTTTCTGTCAAGATGGTATCGTATGTCAGTCTGGTGGTTATGCATCTGTTACTAACTCAGCATCTAACTTTGGTACTTATTCTTTAAGGGCAACTGGATTTAGAGCAGAAGCATATAGTTTTGATATTGGTGTTATTGATTCTGTTACTAATGACACTGATAATAATGGAGTTGAATCAGGTAGACAAGTTATTCAAGTATCTGGTACAACACTAACTAACATTCCAGTTGAAGATTATATCATTAAAATTGATGGAACAACTCTAACTAACCCTGCTATCGAGACTATTATTCTAGAAACTGAAACAGTTAGTGGTGCTCCTGGTACACAGGTTGTTGCTAAGATAACAACTAATATAGCCATGAGCTACACTGATAGTAGTAATGGAACTGTGTACAGTTATGCTAATGGTAATTTAAGTAGTCTTGTTGGTAAAACAATTAAATTCCACAGACCATCCGTATGTAACTCATCATCACACACTTGGGAATACTCTGGATCTGGTAACACCTATGCTGCTCTACCTCAGAATGGTGGATTTGGATTAGGAAGTGCGTACGAAGCTGCAGAAGAATCATTTGGACAAGTTTATACATCAGGTACAAACGAATTTGGTGACTTTAAAGTTGGTAACTTTGTTACAATCTTCAACAGAACTGGTGCTATTAGTTTCGTTGGTACTGTTAGTATCTCTGAACTATCATCTATTAAGATTGTTGGTGGTGCTATTACAATTACTGGTTTCTCTGCTGATGATGATTTAGGTGGAACATTTGCATCTGATGCACTACTACCTACACAGGCATCTGTTAGAGATTATATTTCAAACAACTTAGGACCATATCTAAACCAACCATATTCTACAAACGCAGTTCCATCTGCTCTTGTTCAGTTAACATCTTCTGGTAAGATTAACATTGATCAGAT